CGGTTTGCCTCGCTTTTTGTTGACGGTCATATGAGGGGGTAAGAAACCCAAGCCACCAACTACCAACAATCCGGAAGGAGCGAATACAAGATGTAGAACTGTAACCGTCAGCGCGAGAACCGACGACTGAGGGGAGCCAGTCCCTCTGAAAGCTCCCGACTTGAAAAGCCTTGGCTGAATCACAAAGGCTACCACGACCCTACCGCTTACCCGGCGCTCCGGAGCATCGAGCGCCGGGAAGCAAGGGGAGCCAGCAAGCCTCGGTAGCCACAAAGCCCCGGTAGCCGCCATTCCATGGTAGCAGGTAAACCCAGGACAGCTGTCCCACCATTTCGTACCGGTCAACCCGATCGTGTGCATGTTGGCGAAACCGACCCACAGGGGAGGTTTACATATCGAACGCGGGGCGGCTGGGCCGGAGGAGCGGTCTTCGTTCCATCATCTCTAAGACCAAGAATGAGCCGGCACAACACAACGGATCACAACACGGAAGGAAGAGCAAAATGCGTAACCGCAAGGTTCAGAAGGAGCTGAAGCAGCAGGGGTACTACAGCAAGTTCGGCAAGGATGCCCCTGAGCGCACGATGATCACCGAAGAGCGCCTCAACCGCAACACTGAGTGGGGGATATCCGATCCCACGCCGAGGTTAGCTGTTGACCGCATGATCGCGGAGCAGAGGGCGATGGTCCGGGCGGCGCGGGAGAAGGTGAAGGCGGAGAGCGGGACGACCACAGCATGAGCAAGCGACCGCAATAGAATCAGTCTTTCAGAAACAGAACCGACACGCATACAGCAAAAATACAAAGATTTGAAAGGAGCACGTAGCACAATGATCATGAACGAAATGATGCAGGGGAACACCGAGATGATCAGTCTCAATGATCACGACGCGATTCGTGTAAAAAAAGACGTTAAGCCAACCTTTGGTCGTGTACGAGATAAAAACCGGTGCTGTTATTCGACCGTCACGCTCATGCTTGATAACACAGCATACCTGGAAATGAGGGTTGAGGAAGATCCGGAGGAACAAGAGCTGAAGGAATCCCTCAAGGATCTCGTGGATTGGGAAAACTTTCTGGGCCGAAATAGATTCTGGGTCGAAATCAATAACAGAGATGGGGACGAGCTCGGAGTATGTCTTTGGTATATGAATGAGAGTGGGAAAACCGACAGCCTATCTTTGACAAAAGAGGAGCAGGCGATTGTGATCAATAGGGTCAACAGACAGTGCAGCGAGGAATACGGAAAAAGCTGTAGACAGCTGCTAAGCGACGCTCGAAAGCGTATGGACCCGAAAGAGTTGGAGGGGATAGAGATTTGAACATAGTCCGCTGCCAATCAACACAGCGACCTAACATACTTAGAAAGGAAAACACAATGAATATGAAATTTATGGTGAAGGAACGCACCGAGATGATCGCCGAGCAGGAGAGCTCGGACGGTATGATCGACGTCATGAAGCTGTGCGTGGCGGTGGCCGAGAAGATGGATATGGACGTGAAGATCGTCCACAGCGTCATCGCGGCGATCCTGGAAGCCTTTGAGTCCGAAGCCTTCTGGTGGGAGATTCAGAATGCAAAGCAGGGCGACGTCACTACCGCCAACGAGTACGAGGGTGAGACGATGGAAGAGGTCCACGAGGATGGATTCCAGATTGGGTACCGGGCGGGGTGGAACGATGCGATGGCAAAGCTGGGCAACGACGACCTCAGCAGCATCGACTACGATGACCGCTGCTACGATGATCGCCAGGACGAAGAGGACTACGAGGAGTAGCTATGGTGAAGCCAGCCCGAAGACGATAATCACTGAGCTGAGCCGGGTGGCAGAGATGATCGACGATGCGAATGGAGCCGCCTGATATGTCGGCTCCACGTTTATCCCGATTTGGACTGAAAGGGAGTACCAGGCTTAACCGGGTGAAGATGATGGAGGTATAGAGAGCACTTAATCAAACGACGAGGAGTGTGAGAACGTGGAAAACCGAGTAATGGAGCCGATCATAGATGAAGTTCTATCCCATGTGTTCCCGCCATTGCCAGAGATGGACGAGATGCTGTTGGCGGAAAGCATCAAGGAAAACGGGGTGATTCATCCTTTGATCGTCTGGAAAGGGAAAGGGATTCTGGTTGACGGACACAACCGATTTAAAATCTGCAAGGAATTGGGTATACCCTATTCCACCCAGGAGATGGAATTTGCGGATGTAAATGCCGCTAAGACATGGATGATTAAGAACCAGCTTGGACGCCGCAATGTAAATGCTTTCGTGAAGGTGGAGCTGGTTTTGCCATTAAGAGATTCCCTGCTTGAAGAGGGACGGAAAAATCACGGTAGGCTTAGGAAGCAGGAAAAAACTTTCCCAAATTTGGGAAAATTTTCTGGAAAAGTAAATACAGAGAAACAGCTAGCCGAACTTGCTGGAATTGCACATGGAAGTTTTTATATGGCAAAATGGCTTGTCGAAAATGCCACAGAATCAACTAAAAAGGCGCTGCGTGTAGGTGACCTGTCCATCTATAGGGCTTACACAATGACCAAGTGGCTGCTGAACGAAGCAAATGATTTTACGAGGCACAGGATTGAATCTGGGGAGCTGACGCTCGAACAAGCCTATGAAAACGCAAGGAAGGAGCAAGAGAACAAAGATGATGGGCTGATTTTGCAGGATGTGACTGAACCAGTTTCCGAGGGCGAGGATGATCAGATCATTGACCATGTTGAGGAATCGCTCACACCGCTTCAAGAAACAGATGCAGCTGGTCGGACCTTGAGTTCCGTTACAAACCAGCCGACAGCACGATCATCGGCACGACCGACAGCGAACTCGACCACTCAGCACTCTGGGCAACTGAACGGAGCGTCACAGGTATCCTCTGATCGAAAGATTATACCGCTCGCCCCGCGCCAGCAGCCCAACTGGTGCATTGACGACTACGTGTGTGAACCCGACGATTATGTACCACCCCAGGTTCCCTATGTACGACATGACCCGGATGATATTCCTCTCGAACAGCGGAATATCAATCTGGGCCCACTGACAGGGCCACATTCGACATCCAAGATTGATGATGACGAATTGGATATAGACCCATTTGACTATCCGGACTTTGATGATTGGGAGGAGGTGCTCATTCGCAAGGTTGATAACTTCACCTATTACGTCCAGGAGATGCTGTCGAAGCTATCAACCATCGAACTTCCGCCGAATGCGGGGAAACGTATTACAGCAATTCTGGACGAATTCAAAACCAAGGTAAATGAAAAATACGAGGAGGTTTTTGAGGATGAAGAAGAATGAAGCCGGCATCAACGGGAACAAGGACAAGCAGGATAACCAGAACAACGAGAATAACAAGAATCAGGAGGGTAACATGAATAAGGACAATACACAGGAAACCAACAAGAAGAATACCAGCAACAAGAACACCGGCAAGGCCAAGACGGGTACCAGCAAGGCCGGTGCCAAGGGCAGCAACACCAACCCCATCTTCCGCCTCCTTGATCCTTCGGAAGTTGACGCGCCGGGTCGCACCAATGCGGATGATTACAAGAATGCAGTAGGTAAGTTCAGGGTGGTAAAGAATACGTCGATCATCGCCACCTCCAAGTACCTGCATCAACCGACGACGTTGGAGGTGGAGAACATGATCAAGCATTTCGATGCGCGTCAGGTCGACCCGCTGAAGGTTGTCCGGAAGGGATCGATGTACGAGCTGATCGATGGCGTGAAGACCTATACAGTGCTCTGTGAGCTCCACAAGAGGATGGGAATTGAGAGCTTCGACATCATGTGCCGCATCTACGACAAGCTGACCGAGGAGGACTGCGCTCGGGTGTACGCAAAGCAGGATGAACAGCATACGAATCTGCCCATGGGATTCAAGCTCCGTGCGTTGGAGGTGGCTCACGATCCGGAAGTTCTGGAATTCCTGGATAAGACTCGGGAGAGCGGTTTTGAGACCAAGCCTGGTGATTCCCGTCCCCGTCATGGCTACATTGCTGCCATCTGCACAGCTTTCGGTGTATTCCAGAACATCGGTGCGCAGGGGTATCTGCGTATGCTGAAAATCATCCACAAGACCTGGGCGGGGGAGAAATGGTCCGTTACCAAGCACATGCTCACCGGTATGTCCGGATTCTTGAAGACCCATAATGTGGACATCAATGAGTTCTCGCGTATGTTCCGCCATGTGACATACGAGGAAATCTATGTCAAGGCTATGGAGTTCGCTGGAATGACCAGGGATGGCGCATTCACCTCGGCGATCGCAGACAAGTTTGCCGAGCTGTCCGCTAATGCCCACAACGCGGCAGCGACCGCTGGCAATTAAGGGGAGCAACAGTATTGAAAGATGATAGCCGGAAGTGTGCTTTGATGAATAGCTCTCATGATCCTGCCGTGATCCATGATACAGGTCCGCCTGGAATGATATTCCTAACGCTCTAACGCAGACCGTCGCGACCAACGGGAATATAATAAGCAGCTCAGCGGATGAATGGAGAGAACAGGATCTGAAAAGCCACACCATACAGCAGACGGTGAGACAGGGGGATAACGGAGCCACATGGGCGGACTTGCACAGCACAGGTCCGCCCCAGCTATACCTCTTAACGCTGTAACGCAGACCGCAAGGACCGACGATGAATATGTCCTGCTGAGGGGGCGCTCCAAGAATAGAAGGAGCGCTCAATAATAGGACCAATCCAATACTACTGATTATGGAGGATAAACGAGATGACCAATAACAAGGCTGCGGAAGAGAAGAAACAGATTCCCACCGAAACCAACATGCCGGGTCCCATCATCATAGCCCCGCGCATCGAGAGCATGGATGTCACCATTGTCATGGGTGACAAGAAGAGCGCCTACATGAACTTCAACGGAGGCGAGGTGTGCGTGGAAGATCCGTATGATGACGGGCTCGGGGATGATGAGCTCGATGCGGTGGACGAGATCGAGAAAGACCTCCCCGATAAGGATGGCGTCCCCAAAGTTATGGATGAAATCGACCGCAGCGCATGCGAGGGATGCGAGTACACCGATTGCTCGGAGCACCCGCAGAGCCGGGAAGCGCAGAAGCCGCGGGACATCAAGGCGAGGGCCAATACCTCGCAGCTGAAGGGAGCAGAGCTGCAGCACACCTCACAGAACTCAAAGTTCACGGTGTCCGAGGGAGAAGCAGCCCTTGATGGTCTGCCGGAGCACTTTAAGGCATTCATTAAGATCCTGCGGGCAGCGGGCTTGGACGTCAAGGTAAAGAATTACGAGCAGAAGGAGGACCAGAGCGATGAGTGATCATAGCGCGAGCACGGCGCAGATCGTTACAGTCGATGTCCGGAAGCTGGGGCTAGGTATGTCCCATGCTTTCCAGGGCATGGCCGAGGTTTGCGCAAGCCTCGGAGTGCCGCAGGGCGACCTGCTCAAAGCGGCGAACGGCGCCGCTGACGACCAGGGCAAATCGGAGAGCAACAGTGGCAACACCAGGAGGGGGAAAGGGGGAAAGAAGAATGCGGATGAGGCAGCCGAACCCGATGCTGGACTGGCTGATCCTGTGGGCGATGATGGCCCTCCTGGTGTGGCTGGTGATGAAGGGCTGAGGGAAAGTTCTCAGTCCACCGAAGCAGGTCAGCGCGGGGGCACTGAAGCCGGTGAAGGTGACACGGTGAACACATCCTCGACGAGCGGCTCAAAGCCGTCACCGAAGGCCACAGCGGATGACATCGGCAGGATTCTGGCAGCAAAGGTGCAGCAGAAGAAGATCAAGGCTGCTGACGCCAGGGCGCTGCTGGACAAGTACGGCGCGAAGAGCGTATCCACTCTGGATCCTCAGTTCTTCGACGCGGTACTGGAGGAAGCGTCCAGCATGTAGAACAGGGAGTATTGCCCGGTGCCAGGAGGAATTCTGGTTCCGGGCAAGACGACGAACAAGAAAAACGAGGAGGATAACAATATGCGCCAGATTGCACGCAGCATCGCCCGCGAGGTCATGAAGCGGTCCGGAATGAAGAAGATCAATAAGAAGCGTCCGGAGCTGGGTGGTAGGAGCTACTTCGCCATCAATTGGCGGGAAACCGCAGAGTATGCACTCACCCATTTGGGCAGGGTGTCTGCTGGGGACTAAGGGGATATAGTATCTTCGGCATCAGAGACAGGTAATTGTAAGTTCATGGTTTTCTGCTCGCTGTCAGCATTGTATGCAGGCAGCGAGGAAAACAAGACAGTTGACAGGAGGGTGAGTTAAAGGAGATGGGGTACCGTCCGAAACACTACGGATTGACAGGCAAGACGATCATGGTAAGAGAAAGGCCTAAAAAGGACTTCAGAAAAACATTTGAGGTAGATTCCCTGAATAATCCAGGAGATACACTAGAGGATGATCGTGAGGATACGTATGAAGCTTTTCTCAAAGAAGCGGAGGAAAAAGAACTGGAAGAAGATATCGAGTATCTGACAGGCGGGCGGTCTTGGAAATTTCCATTCGAGGGATTAGAGGTTCCTGTGTTGGTAAACGGGGAATATACTGAGTTCCTTGATTGTACTGTACTGCCACATAGAGTCTTTGGACGGGGATTTTCAAGACCGTACCCTATCACAATTGATAAGTTCGACATCTTCAAGGGGATCGTAATTATCAATGGCGGATCTATAAAATGACCAACCAGCGGGGACATTCGATAAGCTGCCCACACATAGGCGTAGGCAACATGCCATGCGACAATGAAGCAAATCAACAGGGGGGTGATGCCTATGAACCAGAGGAAGAGTGCCAATAATAATCCCCGTGCGTCTCCCAGTGAAGCACCGTATGCGACGGTGTTTTTTGTTGGGGGAAATGACGGGAATGGCAGAAACGACGGTAGCAGCAGAAACGGCAGAAACAGCAGAAACGGCAGAAACAGCAGAAACGGCAGTGAGCGCGGGAGAGGTCTTGACCACAGCCATCGAGCCCACTCGCTTCTGTCAGCGTCATCTTCAAAGCGCTGGCTGAACTGCCCGCCTTCAGCTGTGCTGAATGACCGATTTCCAGATAAGACATCAGTATTCGCTGCTGAGGGAACGGCCATGCACGAGCGATGCGAGTGGAAGCTGCGCACGGCGCTGGGCGAGACAATGGACGAACCGCACTCCGAGTATGACACGGAGGAGACGGACCAGGTGACGGACGTGTATGCCGAGTTCTGCCTTACCGAGATCGAGAAGATGCGCCGCAGCGGAATGGAGCCGCTGGTGCTAATTGAGGAAAGACTGGACTATACGCATGTCGCTCCTGGCGGCTTTGGAACCGGCGACCTTGTGCTCGTAGGCAAGTATGAAGATGGCCGAGGACTAATCCACGTCATCGACTTCAAAGGCGGACGAGGCGTCAGGGTGGACAACAGCCGAGAGCATCCGAACAGCCAGATGATGCTGTATGCGATCGGGGCTCTGAAGGCCTACGACTGGTTCGTAGACGTGGAAATCGTGAGGATGACGATTATCCAGCCCAGGCTCGATAACTATCCGACTTGCGAGCTGACGGTAGATGAGCTGAATGCATGGGCGGAGGAGATTCGTCCTGTAGCGCTCATGGCCTACGAAGGAAAGGGCGAACAGCATCCCGGCGACTGGTGCTTGTTTTGCAAGGCCAAGGCCGTCTGTCGCGCCTGTGCGGAGGAAGCGCTGGCGCTGGCGAGGGAAGAGTTCACAGATCTGGATGAGGATACTCATGATGCTTCGGGTGTTAAGGATGCTCCACACGACGCGGATGCTACTAATACCGATATCGGTAATCCTGGTGAGACGGAAAAAGCGCGGGAGGGAGGCAAGAAAACCACCGTCTCCGACCTTTCAGCTCCCTACGAACTTGACCGACATACAGTGGTTTTCAAGTCGCCCAATCTCATCTCACTTTCAGAGCTGGCCGCGATACTCCCGACGCTTAAAAGGATCGCATCCTGGATTGAGGCCGTATTCGCATACGTCTCCGCCGAAGCGATTACGAATGGCGTTCCCATCCCCGGCTATAAGGTGGTCGAGGGACGGGCGCGGAGAGTTTTCACCGACGCAGAAGCCGCTGCGATGGCTGCTGAATCTGCCGGCGTGACGAACATCTACAAGACTGAGCTGAAGTCCCTGGCAGAGATCGAAAAGATGATGGGCAAAAAGCGGTTTGCCGAGGTGCTCGGCAAGTTCGTCATCAAGCCGCCAGGCAAGTTGAGCCTGGTCGAGGAAAGTGATCCGAGGCCCGCAGTAAACACAGCCGGACTGGCCCGTACTGCATCCGCCGATGAATTCGAGGTGCTGGAATGATGGAGAAGCAGATACTGATTGTTGTGGCCCGCGCTGATCTGGCGCTGACTGCCATCGGTCGTGTGGTCATCGTGCTGTACGCGGTGATTCTCATGATTGCCGCTGCACTGCTGTTGTTGAAGACGATCAGCGCTGTATACCGGAATAACAGGCGCAACACACCCGGAACGAACAGCGCACGCAGCACGAACAGCAGCAGTCCACACAGCAAACGTAGCTCGCACAACATCACCAGCACCATCCATTTTCCTCGCAAATCCAGACAAGGGGGGGGGAGGAACGTAACCGACTGACGCTCCGGACAGACGGAGAATCCATGAATAGAGGCAGGTGATGCCGTGGCCAGAAGCCACAGCATAAGAAGTCCCACCGCGTGAAGGTTGGCCGCGCGGGAGGGACGGCGGCATTTCCCTCCCAGAATACATCACTATTCTCAGGAGGTACAGACAGTATGTCAACCACTAAAAACTTCGCTGCGACGAAGGTAGTCATACCCTGCCGTATCAGCTTCGCTAACATTTGGGAGCCCAAGTCGATCAACGGCAGCGAGGAGAAGTATTCCGTTTCCTGCCTGGTCCGTAAGACGGACAAGGCGACGTTGGATCGTCTCCAGAAGGCGATCGATGCCGCCATTGAGGACGGCAAGACCCGGAAGTGGGGCGGCAAGGTTCCTCCGAACCTGAAGCTTCCGCTGCGCGACGGTGACATCGATCGTCCGGACGACGATAACTACAAGGGCGTCATGTTCCTGAACGCAACTTCCAAGGATGCTCCTCAGATCGTTGACCGGCGCAAGAAGCCCATCATCGATCCCATGCAGGTTTACTCCGGCTGCTACTGCAACGTAAGCGTGAACTTCTACGCTTTCAACGCCAACGGCAACCGTGGGGTGGCCGCTGGTCTCGGGAACATCCAGTTCGTCAATGATGGCGAGCGTCTCTCCGGTCGGGCGTCTGCTGACGCGGACTTCGATGACCTGGGCGACGGCGACTTCGCCGAGGACATGGATTTCCTGAACTAACGGGTTCCCTCTTGCTCATGGCTGCGATGGCAACTAAGCGAGTCATGCTTGGTTGCCATCGCGCTGCGGAGCCACGAGAACAGCCTACCAGGAAAAGCCGAGGGTCTGAAGAAGCCGGGAGCAAGGAGTACGTGTTTTAACCATTCGATGGGGAGAGGGTAGAATCCTTCTCCCCGCAGCTAATGAGAGAGAGGTGGAATAGATGCCCTGGTATGGGCGAAGAGGGAAACCGAGGATAATCAGTATCGATCTGGAGACATACAGCGATGTCGATTTAGGCAAGTGCGGCGTTTACCGCTACGTCGAGGGGGACTTCCACATCCTGCTTTTCGCCTATGCTTTTGACGATGAGGAAGTTGTGATCGTGGATCTTGCATGCGGGGAAACCATCCCATCTGAAGTACTGGACGCGATCAACGATCCGTCCATCATCAAGTCTGCATGGAACGCTGCATTCGAGCGGACGTGTATTGGGCACATGCTGGGGCGAACGCTGTCCCCGGATGACTGGCGCTGCTCCATGGTATGGGCGGCGAGCCTGTCGCTTCCTCTTGCACTGGAAAAAGCTGCTGCTGTGCTGAAGACCGGAGAACAGAAGGACAAGGCGGGTGAAAACCTGATCAAGTATTTCTGCAAGCCCTGTAAGCCGACAGCAACCAACGGCGGCAGGACGCGCAACCTTCCGTTGCACGCTCCTGAAAAGTGGGAGAGCTTCAAAGCGTACTGTTTGCAGGATGTCAGGACAGAGCGGGATATACGGTACAAACTGGAGCGCTTCCCGATGCCGGCCTTCGAGTGGGACAACTACCATCTCGATCAGAGGGTCAACGACAGAGGCGTAATGATTGACACTGCGCTGGTTGAGCAGGCGATCATATGTGACCAGCAGCTGACCGCTGAGATGACGGAACGGGCGAAGGAGCTCACAGCTTTGGAGAACCCCAACTCTGTGACGCAGCTGAAGGGGTGGCTGGATAACCATGGCATCGTCGTAGACACACTCGATAAGAAGGGCGTTGCAGCGCTGATAACGGAGTTGGAAAACAGCAATGCCGGTGCCGGGGATGTCGTGGAACTCTTGCGACTCCGCCTCATGATGGCGAAGTCATCCGTGAAGAAGTATGAGGCGGCTGACCGTTTCACGTGTCGGGATCAGCGGGCGCATGGGCTCTTCCAGTTCAACGGTGCGAACAGGACCGGAAGGTTTAGCGGCCGTGGGATCCAATTGCAGAACCTTCCCCAGAACCACATTGCCACTCTGGACGAGGCGAGAGCGCTGCTAAAGGCCGGTGAGTTTGAGATGCTCGGCCTGATCTACGGAAATGTGCCGGATATCCTGTCACAGCTTCTTCGGACGATGCTGATTGCCAAGCCGGGACATGAATTCATTATCGTTGACTTCAGCGCCATAGAAGCTCGGCTGCTGGCCTGGGAGGCGGGCGAACAGTGGGTGCTGGATGCCTTTGAAAGAGGCGCGGATATCTACTGCGAGACGGCTAGTCGAATGTTCCATGTGCCCGTTGTGAAGCACGGTGCGAACGGAGAACTCCGGCAGCGCGGCAAGCAGGCTACCCTTAGCTGCGGCTATGGTGGCGGCGTGGGTGCACTGAAGAAGATGGGCGCTTTGGAAGCTGGTATGCGAGAGAATGAGCTTCAACCGCTGGTGACCGCCTGGCGCGAAGCTAACCCCAGCATCGTTCAATACTGGTGGGACGTGGACAGCGCCGCGAACGACACATTCAAGGACGGACAGGACCGCACGGTGGGGAGGATTGGGTTCCAGTACTCCTCGAACACCATCTGGATGGTACTACCGTCAGGCAGGCGACTTGCCTACTGCGCACCGAAGCTTCAGCCGAATCAGTTCGGACGAATGAGCATGACCTACATGGGTGTGGATGCCGCGAACAAGTGGAGCAGGATTGCAACATACGGACCGAAGCTGGTGGAGAACGCAACCCAGGCCATCGCCCGCGACATTCTCTGCGAAGCGATGAGGCGGATGGAGAGAGCGGGTTTACAGATTGTTGCCCACGTCCACGACGAGGTGATCATCGAAGCGCCGAAAGGGATGTATACCGTGGATGACATCTGTAAGCTGATGAACGATCGACCGGAATGGGGCAGGGACATCCCGTTGGCAAGCGCTGGATACACGGGTGAGCACTATTTTAAGGACTGATGATGGCCGGAAGAAAGCAGAAGCTGTATGAAGGCGGGAAGGAGATTATGTGAAAAAAGGGCAGAAAAGGATGCCAGAGGATGGCGCAATGAATATGACTGTGGCTGTGCATGCGCCCAAAAAGGGGATAGAGACACTGCAAGAGGAGGGCTGTCGACAGGAGATGGTCATAAAGCACCGGACGGACAATGTACAAGAGATGGATGGCGAACGTGAAACGAACGACGAACATCAAGAGGATATACTTGTCAGTTTGTTTGAACGATGGGATAAGGACGATGACGGGGCTACAGAGAATTCAAATAACGACCGTAATGATGATTCCTGGGAACAGACGTTGAAGGATGCACCCTCTTGCGAACGTTACAGATGCTACAACTGTATTGGCGGAAAGTGCGTGCTGCTTTCTGATGCAGATTTCGGTCATCGGGGCTGTCCGTTCTATAAGCCTTTTGAAATGGTGCGCAGGGAACAGCGTGCTTCTCTGCTGGCCATGTTGGAAGCTGGGCGGTATGACCTCGTGAAGAAATATCGAAAGCAGTATTCTGCACTCGATGTTGTAGAAATAGGCGATTTGGAACTGGAGAAAATGTTCTATAGCCTCCGAGTAATTGAAGAGGATCTTCAAAGGAGGCAGAGGAAGGAAAGGGAAAGGCTACGGGAAGAGTCCACTGATAAAGAAACAATGGAGAATGATCAAGGGAATCAAGAGAATACTGGCAGATTGTACAGCTTTTTCAGTGATGATGCGCTTGCTGATAATGGGACTGTGCGAGAAGGAAACAAGGTAGATGATACCGCGAAGGACTGGCCTGTGCGAAGCGGAATCAGGCTGGATGATACTGCGCGGGAATTGCCTGTGGAGGATGAGCCCTGGGTAGACTGCCATGCGGAGGCGCAAACCGAGGATGAGCTGTTTGGAGGTGAGGATTGATGAGTGCAAACCGTAACAGCAACGTTGGAGGGGACGGACTGATTCATGCCGCCCCCTCTAATCACTCGTTCAGACAATCCCCAGAAGATCGGGGATTTGAAAATCTGAGTATAGGGATCATCAGAGATGCCGCATTTGACTATATCGCAACGATAAAGGCTCTGTACAGTGAAAAGGAGCCTTTGAAGATGCTCAAACTCCTGACAGTGAAGTCGGAAATTGAGCGGTTTTTCTTCGGAGACTGGTACGCATCGCTGACCAATGTAGATCCGACCTATCTCGTTCCCAGAATACGGGAAATAGCTAGGAAGGAGATACTGGACGAACTCAAAGAGAAGTACAAGCCGGATGAGGAAGTGGCGATCGGAAAGATAACAAAAAGAAGAAAGAGGAGAAGAATGTGAAACAGGGAGATACCTTACAGAATGTGATGCTTCAGTTGAAAGATGAAGCAAAGCGCAAACGTGATTTCATCAGTCCAGCGCCAGCTTTGATGCTCTACGATGATGGTCGGACGCTGGGGATCACTCGTGATAACCAAGACAACGGAACGGCAGAGATGCTTCAGACCACTGATCTGTTCCACAGGCAGGTGGCAAGCGCACTGAACATCCCGGCGAAGTACTATGACATGATGCAGAAGCAAAAGCCGGAGCTGCTGGCCACCAATGTCAACAGTTGGCTTCAGACCCGTGACACGAGCTATATGGTGCGCACACTGGACTATGGCGGCGGTCAAACCGCCCGCGCGTTCCTTTCGGATCGTTACCGGCGCATC